ATCAGTTCTACTAGGGAATTTACTAACAACTTGCGAAAAGAACTGACTACCAAAGAAAAACTACCCAGTGGTAGAATTAATGAATACCATATTCTTTTGAAGCATTTCTGATGACTAACAATCCTAAACTAAATAAAGGTGTAAGAGCAATGATGCAAGGGAGGGGAACTTCTTCGAACCGTAGTCTTCTTGACTACAACCTTGATCGAGTAGTTAAATTTTTTAATAAAAATTACTCAATTAAAGTAAGTGTTTCCCTTGATGTTCTTCAGAATAGGGAGACTTAATTTCAACTATTCTTGGAGGAAAAAACATGTCGGAAGCATCCATCTACTTTTTTTCAGGGTGTCTAATGTTTTTATTCTTACTCCTGGGGGGATTAATAGGGGGATTAATAGGGTTTACAATTAATATGTGGTTAACTAATAATTCAGAAACAGAAGAAGAATACGCTGGATATCATCCAGAATTTTTTGATCAACATGGTAATTTTATTAATGAAGAACTCATTTCTCTGCGAATCATTGATGAAGATGAAGAAGACGAGGACTAATTTTTATGATTTTAATTGACACAAATCAGTGCATGATTAGTAATCTAATGATGCAACTGAAACTAGATAAGAACAAACTAGACGAAAATCTAGTTCGTCATATGGTTTTAAATACCATCAAGTCATACAAGAAACGTTTCTCGTATGAATATGGTGAACTAGTTTTTTGTTACGATAGCAAACATTATTGGAGGAAAGAAATCTTTCCTTTCTATAAACAAAATCGCAAAAAAGATAGAGAACAATCAGAACTAAATTGGAATGATATCTTCGAATGTTTGAATAAAATTCGTGATGAAATTCGTGAAAACTTCCCATACAAAGTTATGGAAGTTCATGGTGCAGAAGCAGATGATATTATTGCGGTCTTGTGTAAACAACAAGCACTTAAGAATATCAAACTACAAAAATTAAATAAAGAACCAGAAAAAGTTTTGGTTCTTTCTGGAGACAAAGATTTTATTCAACTTAAAAAATATCCATTTGTACATCAATACAATCCAACACAAAAAAAATTTATTGAAAAAATAGATCCTGTGTTGTATATTAAAGAGCACATTATCAAAGGTGATCGTTCAGATGGCATTCCTAATTTTTTGTCAGATGATGATACTTTTGTCTCTGGAAAAAGACAAAAACCTATGTCAAAAAAGAGTCTAGAAAAATGGATTCATTCTGAACCCTCTAGTTTTATGAATGATGTTCAATTAAAAAATTATAAACGCAATCAAGTTCTGGTTGATCTTGATTATATCCCAGAAAATATTCAAGATAAAATTTTGACTGAATTTGATCAACTAAATACTCATGAAAAGAAAACAGTCAATTTAAATTATTTTATTAACAATAAATTGTTTTCACTAATGAATGAATTGGAGAACTTTTAATGACTAAACTAAACCCAACTGATACAGATTTATTACAAACAGAGATTCTACAAAAAATTTCTAATGCAAAAACCAAAAGTGAAAAGGCAGAACTTCTAAAGAAATTTAGGTCTCCTGCTTTGGTTTCACTTCTCATTTGGAATTATGATGAAAGTATAGAGAGCGCACTTCCAGATGGTGAAGTTCCGTATACTCCTAATGACGCTCCTGTAGGAACAGAACATACCAGACTTCGCAATCAATTTTCTGTTCTTTACAATTTTGTGAAAGGTGGTAATGATGCACTTGCACAATCTAAAAGAGAATTGCTGTTTATCCAATTACTAGAAGGTCTTTCTGCAGAAGAAGCAAGTCTTCTGTGTCTTGTTAAAGACAAGAAATTGCAAACAAAATATAAATTAACTAAGAACGCAATCTCGGAAGCATATCCTGATATCAAATGGGGCAACCGTTCACAAAGTAATTAATAACCAATGTTTACAGATGAAGAAATTTCTCGACTCAGAAAAAAAGGTGTGAATATTATTCACCAAAATGCAAATTTGATGGTGCATAATGTTAGATCTTTACCTAATAATGCATATCTTATTACCTTAGATTATTTTGGAAATATTTTATATGATATTGTTCAAGGAACTAAAGTAGCAATCTTTGATGCATATTATGATCATTATGGTAAAGATGTGGTTCAAAAAATTGATTTTAGTGAAGGAAGAATGAATCCAAAATTAATGCCGCCTCCACCAAAAAAATAACCAATTACCTCCATTTAATAGATGGGGGTTTGTTTTTAGACCTTGACAATCAACAAAAAATTAGGTAGAATATTAACAAGACTAAAGGAGGATAATGTGAGTGATGTTAAACTAATTTCGGTAACACCAGATGCAGAACAAACAATGGCGTATATTGCGCGAGTTTCTAATCCTGCGAATCAAGACAACGAAAACTATTCCAAGTTGCTTGCTTATTGTATTAAGCATAATCATTGGTCTGTTTTTGAACAGTCTTCTATGACTTTAGAGATTGAAACTAATCGAGGAATTGCAGCTCAAATTTTGAGACACCGCAGTTTTACATTTCAAGAATTTTCACAAAGATATGCAGATGCAAATCTACTAGCGTCTGATATTCCTGTTCCCGAATTGCGTCGTCAAGATGATAAGAATCGTCAAAATTCTACTGATGATCTTGATGGTTATTTAAAATTTACTTTAGAAGCAAAAATTCAAGAACATTTTTTTACGGCAAACAATTTATACAAAAGTTTGCTTGAACATGGTGTAGCAAAAGAGTGTGCTCGTTTTGTTCTTCCTCTTGCCACCAAAACAAGAATTTATATGACAGGCAGTTGTCGTTCTTGGATTCACTATATTAATCTACGTTCGTCAAATGGAACTCAGAAAGAACATATGTTGATTGCAGAAGAATGTAAAGAGGTTTTCAAACAACAATTTCCCACGGTATCAGAAGCACTAGGATGGTAATCAAATGAATAACAAAGAAGTATTAGGCATTGCAAAAGAATGTGGATTAGTTTATAATAACAATCATGATATTCTTGATTTTTATCAGAAGATTCGTTCACTCGTAAAAAAAGAATTTATTGATAAAGTTGTTGACGAACTCGTTGAAACAAAATGAACATTTTTTACCTAAATTACAATCCTGTTATTTGTGCCCAGGAACATGTAGACAAACATGTTGTTAAAATGATTGTTGAATACGCACAACTTCTTTCAACTGCTCATCGGGTCATTGATGGTTTTCCTTATTACGATACTTCCAATAGTGGTAAAAGACAAGTCAAACGATTCAAACTTGATCAACCAAGGGAATCTATTCTCTACAAAGCTTGTCATATTAATCATCCTTCTGGTGTGTGGACCAGGAGTTCTCAATCACATTATATGTGGTTATATGAATTGTTTGAACAGTGTTGTATTGAATACACCAGGAGATATGGTAAATTTCATTCTACTGAATCCTTAAAAGCATATCTAAGAACTCCCCCCAAAAATCTTCCTAATATGGGGTGGACAGATCCACCCCCAGCAATGCCAGATAAATATAAGATACCTGGAGATTCAATCCAGTCATATAAAAATTATTATATTGGAGACAAAATTTCATTTGCAAAATGGAAGTCTCCTGCAAAAGTTCCCGAGTGGTTTAAGTATGCCGACGTATAACTTCAAGAATAAAGAAACTGGAGAGATCATAGAAAAGCGGATGTATATGGCTGATAGGGAGAAATTTCTTGAAGAAAATCCAGAGTTCGAACAAGTTCATCTATCAGGATTGAACGCAGTGTCTGGAGTTTCAATTAAAAATAAAGTTCCAGACGGATTCCGTGATGTTCTAAAAAACATCAAGAGCAATCATTACAAATCTACCATTGATATTTGATCATGCCAGTTAAGACTAGAAAGCAGAAAGACATTAACAACATGAGTGCAAAACAGATGAGAAGGAAAAAACCTTTGAATCTGGAACACATGATTGATGTGGTTCCAATTACACCAGCACAAGAAACTGTATTTGAAAATTATTCGAATGAAAAAAATCTTTTTCTATATGGTGCAGCTGGTACAGGAAAAACATTCATTTCTCTTTATCTAGCTCTGCGAGATGTACTAGACGAAAATACTCCATACGAAAAAGTTTATATCGTTAGATCTCTTGTTGCTACTAGAGAAATTGGTTTCCTTCCTGGTGACCATGAAGATAAATCATCTCTCTACCAGATTCCTTATAAGAATATGGTAAAGTATATGTTCAGTATGCCAGATGACGCATCATTTGAAATGCTCTATGGTAATTTAAAATCACAAGAAACTATTTCTTTCTGGTCCACATCTTTCATTCGTGGTACTACACTGGACAAAGCTATTGTCATTGTAGATGAATGTCAAAATCTTAACTTTCATGAACTTGATTCTATTGTCACTCGTGTTGGGGAAGATTGTAAAATTATTTTCTCTGGTGATGTTCAACAAACAGATTTGATTCGTACCAACGAAAAGAATGGTATTCTAGACTTCATGAAAATTATTCGAGACATGGAAGAATTTTCTTGTGTTGAATTTGGTATTGATGACATTGTGCGTTCTGGATTCATCCGTAGTTATCTAATTAGTAAAATTAATCTGGGTTTTTGATGTTTACATTTGTTGATCTTCCTGTAGAATTAGTAGAACTAAATTCCATAGATAAAAATGGTACGAGGTTTTATTCAGTCCCCAATGGATTAGAATATCCTTCGGTCACTTCTGTTCTGTCCTACAAAGATAGACACAAAATGGATGAGTGGAAATCAAGAGTA